GAATTGTTCTTGCAGTCTGAAGATATGTATCGCTCTTACAAAGACATTAATATTAGCGGCACACTAGCAGGAAATGTATTCCGCAAGCTAACTAAACTGCCGACTGTTGACATATACAACAGAAATAAATTCAATGAAAAGCAACTGACTAATTTGCGTAGTCAATGGCGGCATGAGAAAGCAGAACTTGGCAGTAATGCTTGGGCTTTGTACAATACCCTTACTCACTGGGCAACACACACCAGTGATTACAAACAGCCAGCAACAACAACACGCAATCGTGAAAACCAACTGGCTAATTTATTCCGCAACCCCGAATGGTACTATGCCTAATGTCGTGGTGTACGCCGCCGCTTTGAGTGAGCGGCGTACGCCCACGCCATTAACAGGAGAAAACAAATGGCAATATCTTTTATCCGCAATATCGAAATGGTCAAAGGTCAGCTTGATGATCTTTACCATCGAGCAAAAAAAGAAGAGTCACACTTCACCAATAAGATTCTTTGTGCAAAAGAATTTATCGATCAAGTGTATGACATTTATTATGAAGTGTTGCAACGAGACAACACACAAGATGAACCAACACCACCCAAGCTTAGGAGCATACAGTATGAAGATGACCCGACAACACTTTGAATTTATCGCAGATAGAATTGCGCCTAAACTTCCATGGCCTTCTCATATTCAATACATTGCAGATGAACTTGCAAAAACAAATCCAAGATTCGACACGATGAAGTTTATTAATCGTGCTGAGAAAGCTTGGTTTGATAACAATCCCATCGAGGAGATTGATGATGACTACCCATATTAAATGTAATGAATGCAAAGACACAGGCTGGATTCATGTACCCGATGGACTTGGGTGCATATCCAAAGACCTATGTGATTGCGGCATCTTTTTGCAAAAGGAGAAACAAGATGCAAATAAAAGATCTCTGGGAAAAAGTCGAGCGAAGAATTGAAAAGCTTGAACATAAATTTGCCAATGTTGAAGGCAAGAAATACAACCCAGACGCAGACTACCGACAGGCCAGAACACACTATGGTCTATACTATCATGCTCAAATCAAAGCATTAGCTGACCTTATGGTAGATGATATCTACGAAACCAAATCCATTCACAGGGAGTTATACTAATGGAACAACCAGATATTTTTGACACTCCAGCATACAAGCTGGTACGCAACGAAGACCCAAGCACTAGCCATGAAGCGGCAGAGAGTCTTAATGTAAATCGTATGGAGAAAATTGTTTACGAGTGCATTGATGCTTTTGGCAGTAATGGTTGCATTTCTGATGATGTATTGGGTATGCTTCATGATTATGGTTACAGCACAGTGACCGCACGATACAAACAACTCAAAGAAAAAGGACTTGTTATTGTTGATAATCGTAAACGCAGATCGTTTAAGTCTGGTCGCAATCAATTAATAATGTGGTCTAAGAATTATTACAGGGAGGAAACAAATGCCTAATGAATACGCAAGAATCTCACCAGTAATATTTGTTTTGAAAGTAAGCGAAGAAGAAAAATATTACTTTGCAAATAAATGGTTGGCTAAATTAAAATGGAGAATGATGGGCAATACAGCCTACACTGCGCCAATAAAAACATATCGGTTTGATAACAAACAAGACCTATTAAACTTTGTAACTGGTCAGAACTTTGGAGATATGAATGAGTACCAATCCATTGCCAGAAACAACCTATGAAAGAATAGTGCAAGTCTTAATTGATCGAAGACAAGAGCTTGATTGGACTCAAGAACAACTTGCACACAAGATAGGTTGCGATAGGTCTTTGATCTACAGATGGGAAAGAATGAAACGCAGACCATCTGGATTTATGTTTGAATGTTGGCTGGAGGCACTGAACCTTGAAATATCCATCGAAACTAAGCAATGCAGTAAGAGTGAAATGTGAGTCATGTGACACAGAAGTCCACTGGTTTGTCTGCATTGGCAAAGACTTTAAGAAAAATAAATATTACAACATCTGCCTTAACTGCTACGAGAGGGACATATGGCAAACAAGAATCGCAACAAAGGAATCTATCATGAAAAAGAAATCGTCAAGTGGCTCACCTCGCTCGACTTCAAGGCGAAAAAGCAACCTCTCTCAGGAAGCTTGGGAGGAGAGTATCGAGGCGACATCCTCTGGACAATCGGAGGAAGAGAACTGGTGGCAGAAGTAAAGTACAGGGATAAATCCAGCTTTCCTAATCCTTTTACTTTGTTCGATGAGAGAGATGTAGTAATATTTAAAAGAAGAAATGGCTCACCCAAAATGATTGTGATGTTTGAAGCAGATTTATTTGCATCAGATATTGCACCCATATTAACAGGAGAAGTTAATGAAAAGAAAAGTACCCGATGACTGGCAACCAACGCCAGAACTTATCGAAAGCATCAATACTAAATTAGGTTTGGAGGTAAACCATGAGTCTGAAACAGATCAATTTGTCAACTACCATATCAGCAAAGGCAACAAGTTTGCCGACATCGAAAGAGCTTATCGCAACTGGTGTCGGAAATCTATTGAGTACGCAAAAGCGAGAGAAAGCCGCCGTGCGTTTAATGGATATTTCAAATCCTCACAAAGTGGATCAGAGTCTTCTTTCTTCGCTGGAGTCTTTGACAGGTTATCCAGTTAATGAGATTACTTCCTGCAAGTACAATGACAATCGCGGCGTTGATATTCTCACCAAAGAATTTCAATTAAAGTTTGACTCACTTGAGATAGCAGAGAAGGCTGTCGAGATTGTGGCTTGTTCTTTTGTGCCTATGCCAAAAGCAGATCTTCAAAAAAAATTAGCTGTTTTAGCTACTCTTGTTGTGAAGCCAGCAGGAGAAACAGCAAAGGATCTTGCGTTAAGAATGGAATCACTAGCGTTACAGCTTGGTGATTATCCAGCAGACATAGTAAGCAAGGCTATTGATGAAGTAAAAAACACAGCAACATTCTGGCCTTCTTATTCTGAGTTTTACAAACACATAAACTGGCGTATGAAGCGGAGAGAAAGGTTGTATGATTCCGTTATTATTCAAAGAAATCAACTTGCTAACACTGCTTAGATGCAGTAAACTAATCATCAATAATGGGAGATAAACATGAATAGAATAGGATTTCTTGGCGGTTCTGATATGTACCGCATCATGGTAGATGACTGGCAATCTTTGTGGGAAGAAAAAACTGAACGCACCCCATCACCAGATCTATCAGACAATATCGCTGTACAACTTGGATCACATACCGAATCATTCAACCTCGAATGGTTTGCCAAACAGCATCAAACACAACTCACCTCAATGCAAGCCACATACAGCAAGAGCATTGACGACCTCCTACTGAAAGGTCAAGTCGATGCTCTTGCCTACGCTGAAACCGCAATCGTTGAAGCCAAACACACCAATGGCATGACCAACATGGAGCAAACTTTATACAGGTATATGCCACAGGTACAGTTCTATATGTTCTTGTCTGAAATCAATCGTTGCTATCTCAGCGTTATCTTTGGCAACAGCAAATGGGAATCTGTTTGTGTTGAGTACGACCCAGAGTTTGTTAAGAATATGCTGGCAAAAGCAAAAGAGTTTTGGTTTCATGTCAAGGAAGACATTCCACCAATGCACGATTTAACACACCAATCTTACAACATTGACAAGATCAGTGTTGACAAGATGGTAAAGCGTGATGCGTCAGGTGACAACTACTTCAATGATCTTGCGCATCAATATATTGATGGCATCACCTCATCACACAACTTCGATAACGTAAAGAAGCAACTAAAAGAATTGGTTGCTGATAACGAGCGTGAGGTTTACTCACCAATACTCACAATCAAACGCGACAAGCGTGGATCACTTCGTATCAACATCAATCAGGAGTAAACAATGAGTCTCAAATTGGAAAAAATAGACTTTAATAAAATTCATTCTGTCTTACCATACAGCAATAGAGTTGAAATCTTAGGAATAGCATTAGCTAATGAAGAATTAAACAAAGGCTTTTTCATTGCTAACCCAGAGTATTCAACTGAATGCAATTTTTACTTACCAGACTTATGGTCTTATGTAAAAAATGATGTGGACTATATTTATAATTATATGGAATCAGGAGTAACATTCTAATGTCAGACAATCTTAAACTATGGAATACAGTATCCAAATCAGATCCTAAGTTCCTCAAGAAAGTATCCTTTGGACAGCGTAGCTTTACAGCTATTGATCCACAGTATCAGGTGCGTTGCGCCACAGAACAGTTCGGGCCTGTTGGTCAGGGCTGGGGCTGGATTAACGATACAAGATTCATCAATGTATCTAACGGCGATACTGCTGTTGTTGCTGATGTATCTATCTGGACTGGCAAACCAGAAAATATATTCGGCCCATTCTCAGGCTGTCGTAAGTTCTTTGACTCAGCCAAAGGACGCATGGCAGAAGACGCACCAAAGATGGCTATCACTGATGGCCTAACTAAAGCACTATCTCATCTTGGATTCAATGCCGATGTATTCCTTGGTGAAATGGACGGCAACAAATATGCCGCAGACTCTAATCCAAATCAGAAAGGTGGATGGTAATGAGCGAATACGATAACACAAACAGGGGGGCGGCTTTCCCCCCATTCGATGACCAGAAGTTAATCTTGTCAGGCAAAATTAACTATCATGGAACAGACCGCAATGTTGTTCTTGTTTCTGGCTCAACAAAAGATGGCAAGAAAAAGATAGAAATGTATCAGAAAGTTGGCATCTTGTTTGAGAATGATCGCAAAGATAAGCCAGCCCAGCCAGACTATACTGGCATGATTGACAATTCAGATCTAAGAATGTCAGCTTGGCGTGGCGATAACGATGGTAAACCATACCTATCTTATCAAGTGTCGGTAAAGCAAGATGCACCACAAGCAGAAAGCAATGTGCCGCAAAGTCAACAACAGGTTTCTGGACAGCCAGTCGAAGATAGCGTACCTTTCTAGGTATCTCCTGACGATTGGTTCTTAACCTCCAACCTAGCCAGCTTCATATCTCCCAATGAAGCTGGCTTCTTTTTCACGGAGATGACAATGGGATTTCAAATTAAAAAAGATGTACCAATGCCGCCACCATTAAGGAAAAATAAATACCCTTGGATGGACAACATAACTGTTGGCAACAGTATTCACTTTGATGACTATGCTGAATTTGAAAACGCAAGAAGAACTTTAAGACACAAAGGATTCCAAACGCAAACAAGAAAGCATAAACATGAATGGGTAATATGGATTACACAAGATCGGGATTAAATAATGTATACCCATCGTGGATATTGTAAGTAAAGATATCCCTGCGATTTCCATCAGGTCTGTAACTGCAATGTATCCAGCCAGTATTGCCGCCTCGATAACACTCAAGAATCAACTGATCGAAATCTAAATTCTTGTCAATCCATTTAACAACGGTCAAGTTATCAATTCCAGGGACTTCAAAGTCTACCGCTTGCCCCTTTGTATGCTGACTATTCTCATTACTACCAATTAATTTGCACAGTGTTTTGGTACGATAGCCGCTAGAGGGCGTAAACGGCACGCCAAAGCGTTCTCTGATAGGCTCTAGTATCATTGTACACGTTGTTCTCAACGCCTGTATATGAGTCTCTGAGGGCTTATTAGAGATACCATGCCGTTCAGCAGTCTGACTGCGTGTTAATTCACGCAGTGTAAAGTGTGGTGATAGATTCATATGTTGCTCCTATTTCTTAGCTTTGAAACTATCTACAACACCGCCGCCAAAATAGAAACCTAAAATAA